TATTTATTCTCTCTTATTTGTTTAAGCAATTCAGCTGTTGAACCAACAAATACTGCTTTTTCTACTGTGATGTTTCCACCATTAGTAACACTATTAAGTTGCGGTTGCAAATCTTTTTTACGTTTTTGTAATTCAAGCAAATCTTTATTTAAATCTGCCATTGTTTTCATAAGGCCAGCAACAACTTCATAGGCTCTTGGATGTTCAGACTCTTTTGAAACTTGCAATAAATTATCTACCGCAACATTACCTTTATCGATTAAATTTCTAATGTTTGTGCGAGCATACTCGGTATCTGTTTCGACTACATCTACGGGTTTTGTTTCAACAATTTCAGTAGATGTTATAACTTCAACCTCATTTGATATTGGGTCTACGTCAAATATTTCTGATAATTTTTTGTCGGTTTTACTCATATCAAAGTCTGTGGCCAATCTGTAAATGTTTCTTCAAAACCATACGGACCATTTCCGTTGGCATTTGGTGGTTTAGGTGTTACAACAATTGCAACAGCTTTTGTTGGAGATGTATCAACAGTAGAAACTGTAAATGTTGAATTTGAATATACTCCAGTAATCTTATCGTTAGCTTGAACTCGTTTATTCAAATCAGTTAATACAAGAACACCGGTTGAAGTATTACTGAAATACAAAACTTTACCTGTAACACCACGAGCTTCAACAGTTATATCTTCACCTGTTGTGTATACACCAAGTCCAGTTGCAAAATTTACATAAACTTTTTGAGAATCAAGATTAGTCGAATCGGTATATATGTTAACATTAGCTTGCGTAATCATATTACCACCAGATGGTGTCTTAACTGGTGGCCAAATATATGCTTTTGCGGTGAATGAAAGATTCCATATAATTAATCTAGTGTTTAAAAAATCACCTTCGAAATCAACTTCAGGTGTTACTGAATTTAAAATAACAGGCATATCATAAACTTGATCCATGCTTGAAATAAAATCCATTGTAACTGTAAAATCTGGTGTAAAAAACGGTAAAATTTGTTCTAATATCTGTGTACCATCTTCTGTGTTACGAACATAGATTGACAAACTGAAATCAAAATTGTATGGTATAGGTACATATTGTGTTTTAAATGTACCAGAACTAAAACCAAAATTTGGTAAAGTTGTTTGTTGTTTTCTACTAGTATCATATGCCATACCATCTAAGTTAAAACTCATTCGAGGTACAGTTGTAGCAATTGATTTAGTTAGTGTTGGGTCTGAATTGATACGAACCAAATATTTTTCTTTTGGTCCGTAATTCAATGGAACTTTAGTTATCTCATGTGCGGTAGAACCATCATTTGAATAACGAGTCAAAAGAATATCGTTAAACATAGAACCAAACGCAACAACAATTTTGCGAATCGTGCGATTATAAAAATGTGCGTTACCTAACATTATGGCTCACCAAATGGGTTATGTTCTGTAAAGTCGATAATATTATCAGCTTCAGTTTCAATACGGTTGTTATCGATGATATCTTCAAATGCATTGTCCATTGTGGTAGTATCAGAGGTTGTGCTAACATTCCAAATCGCACCACTTGTATTGCCTTTAACAAGAGTTGATGTTGTGAAGGTGCCCGTAACACGATAAATTAATAGTTGAGAACCAGCAACATAATTGTGAACAGTTGCAGTTGCGGTTGCGGTTGCCACATTTGCACCTTGATAAACTATTTCATCATTAATAAATGCGCCTGAACCTCCCGCATATAGAGAAAGTTGTGTTCTTGGATATGCATCTCTAATTTGTCCATCAATTTCGGCATTACCAGTAAGCACAAGTTCATTAGAAAATACCCATTGTTTCAATTTCAATGCGTAAACATAAACATTACCACCACGACCACGACCTAATGTATAATACATTGCTTGGTCATTTTCATGTTCTACAAAAGTAATCTCAAAGAAATTTTGTAACATTGGAATGTAAACTAAATCGCCTTCATTTGGTCGATTTTGATTTACTGTGTATCCAAATCTACGGCGAGAAACTAAAAGTGTAACTTCATCACGAATTTCAAGTCCAAATTTAGACATGAAATCACCTTCACCTTCCATACCAGTAACATCTTCAAGATACATTTCAAGTGGATATGCTGAAGTGTATTGCTTTAATGTATCTTCACCATAAAGTAAATCAACTTCATCACCAGATGACCTTGGCATATAATATACATCCATACCATAAATGCCTAATGCTTCTATGACGAGGTCTTCCACCAGCAATTGCTCGCTGGTAATTTGATTTAATGGAAAATTATTAAAGTATAAGTTCGTTGCCATTCATTTTCAACCCATCATTATCTCAGTAGGCAACGCATTAACCACATACATTTCTTCTTCTAGTTCCTTAATTTCAGCAACGGCTTCATCATAAATTTGTTGGCCATTTAATGTTACACCACCAGGCATTTGTATACCAGAGAATTTTTTAAGATTATATCCCCATTGTCTTTTGATTAATGCAGTACCATATTTCTTTAAAAATCTATCATTCCAAACATCAGAATTTCCAGCAATTGTTGCTGTTGTGTTTGCGGCACTATTAACAAAAGGACCACGAACAGTAATAGATGTTGGTGAGTTAATTGTGGAAATTTGAATTGTATCAGCACCATTCAATGTGATAAAATCATTCTCCATTAATTCTTGGTCAAATGTTGTACCATAACCAGTAAGTGTATTTGAAGCTGCACTATAAGTCATAGTACCCGTCAAAGTTACTGTATCGGGTACCAGTTTGCGATAACATTCAACAACAACATATTGCCCAACAAGAACATCCCTTGTCCAATCAATGTCAAGAAATACTTTATTTTGATGACGATTAAATCTAAATTGTGGTGTACCAGAGAACAATAAGTTTAAGGTGCGAATGTGTTGCATTGTAATTTCATATGACACATACGATACCGATGTGAAGTCATAGAGGTCATGCAAACGCAATTGATAACGCAAATCAAACATATTGATTGATGCGTTTGATTGGTCGAATGGAAAAATACCTGTTACAAATGATACAGCGTCAGGACAATAAATCCAACGGCGATTAATATCTTCAGCTGTAATTTGATGTTTCATATACATTTTTTGTTGGCCATCAAAATGATAGTCATTCCAAAATGATAATGCTTCATCAATACGGTCATCAACTTGGTCATCATCCACGTTAATTTCAATAACGGGAAAACCAAGTTCTCTCAAACAGTATGTTTTAAATTGTGCTCTTGTTGCAGGTTTTGACATATTTTATCCTAAAGCGATTGCAAATGCGATAGCACTTGGGTCAGTTACTACTTGAGTTGTTACTACATTAATTCTACCATTTGAAGAAACAGTAATAACAGGATAATGACTTGAATTTCCAAATGTTCCTGTTGAAATACTAATATTAGTTACATCGGTGTTTGCTGCATCAAAAGCCGAATTAGCATAAAGAGATGCACTATTAGCTAAAGACCTAGCGGTATTATCAATCGCAGCACCACCAGAAATAGTATTTGCAAAAGCAAATACCACATTAGCATGGTCAAATGCACTGTTTGCCTTTGCAAAACCAGAATTGGCATAAGTTCCAGCATTAGTGATGTTGGTGTTTTGTGTTAAATTTACACCAGCTTCATTATTAGCAGAAGCAAAAGCAGAGTTAGCATAAGTGCCAGCATTTGTGATATTGGTATTTTGTGTTAAGTTAACACCAGAATTTAAATTTGAAGAAGCAAATGCTGAGTTGGCATATGACTCTGCTGAATCAGCGGCAATGAATATTGTACCATTGCCATTGTTTGCAGACCATTTACCTGAAGTTTCAATCCATAATATAGATGAATTTGGTTGTGCGCCACGGTCTACTTCTAATCCAGCATTAACTGTTGGTTGAGCAGATTGATTGATAGCCGCATTAACAGTAATAATATTATCAGCAATTAATACTGTTGTCGTATTTGTATAAGTTGTTAAACCCGTTACAGTTAAATTACCAGTAATACTTAAATCACCAGCAATTGTGCCGCCAGTATTTGCATTGATACTATTGTTAGCTCTTGTGAAAGCACTATTTGCGTAACTAGATGCAGAGTTAGCTACTGCAAATCCTGAATTGGCATAACTAGCAGCTGATGTAATATTGGTATTTTGAGTTGCATTAACACCAGATTCATTGTTAGCAGTAGCAAATGCTGAGTTAGCGTATGTGCCAGAATTTACAGCTTTTGCATCAGCTGTGTTGGCAGATGTAAAAGCAAGTGCGGTATTAGAAGCGACAAATGAAGCTGGCTGTTGTATAACAATATTACCAACCATACCTCCATGAATGGTGCATTGATACACATATGTGCTACCAACTAAAGAAAACGGAACTTTCCAAAATAAAACACCAGAAACTTTTCCTTGAGCATCAGCTCCAGTTGATACAACACCTGTGGTTGATATATGTGTTAAACCAGCAGAAGTGTTTGCACCGCCAGAAGATTGACGAATTACGAATGGATGACCAGAAACATTGAGATTGAAAGATAGTGTTTCACCAGCTCCAACATAAATTGATGGATTACTGCCAGTGTATTGGTCAAAAAGATAGGCACTCGCACCGTCATTTGTTACGGAAAGTTGCGTGATGCCTTCATGTAAATTAGCATTACCAAAATAGCTATTGCCCGATATAACAATATTTTTCGCACTTAATACATCGGTAGTTTTATTGTATGTTAAATCTGAATCTGAACCAAGAACACCTGAATCATTGAACTGAATTTCTTGATTTAAACCGGCTGGGCCTTGAAATCGTTCAATGGTTTGGATTGTATTTGAAACGCCGCCACGATAGAATAATTTTCCATCATAGGTATTGATTGCAATTTCGCCATTAGCCAGGCTACTAGGCACATTGCCAGTAACATAACTGTGGCGTAATTCAATGATTGTGTTAGACATTAGAACGAGCTACCGTCATTTACCTTAATAGCAAAGAGGTCAGGCACGGGCTGTTCTACAATATTTTCTTCAGTAAACTTTTCAGGATTTAATTTCTTTAGTTTAGAAGGAGTTGCAATGCTTTCTA